TCATACACGGTGGGGCTAGAGGCGGAGATACGTATGCTGAAAACATAGCTAAAGATTTAAACTGCCCGACGCAAATATTCAAACCTGATTGGATGTTGTTAGGTAAGTCAGCAGGGTTTGCAAGAAATATGCAGATGCTTGAACAAGAGGGTTTGGGCTTAGTCATAGCCCTGTGGGATGGCAAGAGTAACGGCACTAAGAACACAATAGACAATGCACTGAAGAAAGGTATTGACGTGCGTGTAATTTTCTTTGAAAAATATTTGGATAAAGAATCAGATGTACCTGATGGGTTTCCTCAGCTGGATAAACTAGATGAGCTCTTTGGAGAAGATGATGAGTAAGATAGTAGGGGATACGCAGTGCCCTGCATGTGCAGAACAGGGAAGAGATAAGACAGGCAACCACCTTATGATGTTCGAGGATGGTGGTGCTTACTGCAATAGGTGCGGGCACAAGGATAACTGGAAGGATAAGAACCTAGAACCTAAGCCACGTAAGGAAGTGACTGACACTGAACTTAAGGAGATAGTAGATGAATTTCTTTCTTGCAAGACTGAAGCATGGCCTAAGAGAAAACTTAAGAAGAGCACGACGCAAAGATATAATTGCAGGGTTGGGTGTTCTCCTACTGATAAGTCTGTCATTGGTAGTTATCTGTTCCCTCATTATGATGCAGCTGCTAAGCTGGTTGGGTATCAAGTTCGACTAATAGATGAGAAACGCTTCTTCAACATGGGGAGACCTAAGCAGGCTGTGTTCTTTGGACAACACCTACTGCCTAAGGGTAGCATCAAGAAGCTGTATGTGTGTGAGTCACCAACAGATGCTATGTCTTTGTACCAAGCAATCAAAGATGTGTGGATGTCTAAGGGTATCACAGCTGACCCCAATGTAATAGGCTTACCGCACGGTACAGGTTGTGCTGTCGATCTAGCTACCACTCAGGGTATCTTCGAGAGGTGTAATGAAGTTAACTTAGTCCTTGACTCAGATGAAGCTGGGGCTAAGGCAGCTGCTCAGTTAGCCAGTCTATATACTAACATAAAGATTGTTAAGCTTCCTGTTAAAGATCCTAATGAGATGCTATGCTTAGGCAGAGGGGATGAGCTTGCCAACCTAGCTCAGTTCTCAGCTGAGGGAGTTAAGCTGGACTGTATGTCCAACATAGAGGACATCATCACTGAGATATGTGAGCCTGTCGAGATGGGGTTATCGTACCCTTGGACTACCATGACAAGGCTTACACATGGCCAACGTGAACAACAGATCATAGGTGTAGCAGCTGGTGTAGGTATGGGCAAGACATCCTTCAAGTACGCTATGGTTGCACATGACGCACTGGTGCATAACAAGCACAGCACTGTGTTCGACCTTGAGTCCAACGTCAAGAGTACAGGTAAGCACCTATCATCTATCATAGCTGGTGTTGATTACAATAGGCCCGGTGTTATATACACACAGGATGATATACGTAAGGCTATCGAACCTTTGAAAGGTAACGTCACACTGTACAACCACAAGGGTAGTAGAGACTGGGCTGACATCAAGTCCTACATACGTTACAGCGTGATTGTTAACAAGTCTAAGGTTGTACACCTTGACCCTATAACAGCCATTGTAGCCCACCTCAGTAGCTCTGAGGCTAATGATATGTTGAACACTATGTTCTCAGATCTATCAGCTATGACACAGGAGCTTGACTTCTCTGTTGTGTACTACTCACACCTTAACCCTCCTAAGCAAGGGGCTTCGCATGAACGTGGAGGTAAGGTACTTGAGTCACAGATGACAGGTAGTAGGGCTATGATGAAGTGGTCAACAGATGTTTGGGGTATCGAAGGCAACAAAGATCCAGACTTAGCTGAGCATGAACGTAACGTCCGTAAGGTTGTGTTACTTAAGAACAGAGACTTTGGTAATGTAGGATCATTCTATTTGTTCTACGATCCAGAGACAACAAGATTATCGGAGAGGTTTGTATGAAGATCGTTACACTGTCTGACATTCACACACTGTGGGAGTTGATAGAAGTCCCTGAAGGGGACGTACTTGTAGTAGCTGGCGATATTACAGGCACAGGAACCTTTGATCAACTGTTCAGATTCAATGAGTGGGTAGGAACACTGCCTCACAAGCATAAGATTGTGGTAGCTGGCAATCATGACTGGGGTTTTGAGTTAGGGTTGCTTGATACATACCCTGACTTAACATCTAACTATACTTACTTACAAGATGAGGAGTGTAATATAGACGGTGTTGTATTCTACGGATCACCTTGGCAACCTGCATTCTGTAACTGGGCATTCAACTTACCTAGGGGCGATAAGTTAGCTGAGAAGTGGAAGAAGATCCCTGAGTATACAGATGTGCTTATCACACACGGGCCTCCGTACGGGGTGCTGGATAGCAACATAGCCCCTGATGATGAACGTGTTAACTTCGGTTGTGAAGATCTTCTTAAGAAGGTGATAGAAGTTAAACCTAAGTACCACATCTTCGGGCATATACATGGCAGCTACGGAAAGAAAGAGTTACACGGTGTAACATTTGTTAACACATCTATATGTACTGAGGCTTACAAACCTTTAAACAAACCTTGGGTATTGGAGATTGACAGTGAGCAACATAACAAAGTTCTACCCCAGCAATGCAGCTAAGAGTCCTGACAATGTGCTAGAACAAGCCGTTGGTTGTTACGACAAGGTTCTTATTATAGGGTATGAGAAAGATACAAACGTAATAGATATGAGAGCCTCGACTAATCTAACAACAGAAGAAGCGGCTTACCTGTCTACCAGAGCTGCGCATACTTTCACACCACCGCTGTTTGAGATAGGCGAGGGCTTTGATGATGAGTAACGGTATACCTGTCAAAGATAATTGGAAAGGAAAAGGATCTTGGATTAGGAAACCTCAGATAGAAGACAGCGTAAGATATAGTAACTTCGATAAGATCTTTGGCAAGAGATACTCTTGGTTAGAACTTAAGAAGTTTAAGGAGATGTTGTTACTATTATCTGGAGAACAAAATGTTTGATCATATCTTACCTGAAGAAACTGAAGAACAGAAAGTAACACGAGCGCAAGAAGACAAGCACGCTTACTGCCGTGGTAAATCTGATGCACGTAAGCAACTTGAGAGAGATGCAAGCGTACACTATAAGACACCAAGAGATAAAGACTGCTACAACATGGGGTATTCCTCAGGCGTTTATGAAAACAACAAAGTTAACGGATCGGAGATACAAGATGACAACATCATACACAAGCTTTTACGAACTGGTCTATGGTAGATCTTCAAGCCCAGCAACAACAGATACTCCCCCAACCAAAGAACAGTTAGAGGCTGCCATTAAAGTCTTGAACGAGAAGGTTGAGGAACTTAAGAAGAAAGAAGAAGTTGTGTTTAAAGATGGCTGTGTTAATCACGCTAATATTAAGCGGGCTAGATTTGATAGCGGCTTACCTACTTACTACTATAAAGATGGCAAGTACTACGACATTGACACAATGTTCGGTACTGGTGATTACCGAGTAGACTTTGACTATAGTGCTCCATACACGTTACAGTACTCTTTATACACCCCACATGGAACCATTCAAGTAGTTGAAGAAGAAGATAAAGAACTAAGTTTAATCTTCGTTATTCGAGCATAGGGTGTGGCTATGAGAGTCCTTGTATTTGATACCGAGTCAGATGGTTTTGTTGATGAAGCTACAAGAGTGTGGTGTATAGCTGCACAAGACAAGGACGATAAAGTTATGGGCAAGCTATTCACACCTGATATGGTACAGGTAGGTCTAGCTTACCTCCACAGTGCAGATGTTCTTGTATGTCACAACTTCAAGAAGCATGACGGCCCTCTACTTAAGAAGCTGTACGGTTGGGAGCCTAAGTCTCATCAGGTAGTGGTAGATACCTTGATCTATAGTCGTATGCTGTACCCTAAGAGACCTAACCCCGAAGGTTACACAGGTAAAGCCCCTCATAGCCTAGAAGCTTGGGGGCTCAGGTTAGGCTTCTCTAAACAGGAGCATGAGGACTGGAGTAAGTACACTGATGAGATGGGAACAAGGTGTTTAACAGATGTTAAGATCAATCAGTTGCTACTAGAGGAGTTAGAACGTGAAGCAGGAAATCTATCCAACTACTACGAACTCCTTAGACCTAGTAAGTGCGCTTAAGTTAGAGCATAAGGTACAAGACATATGCTTAGAGATGGAGAGTGCTGGTTTTATCCTTGATGTTGCTGAGTGTGAACGTCAGATAGATATGCTAGAGACTCGTATACAGTGGGTAGATCAAGCTATCCTCCCACTGATACCACCTAAGCCAAAGCCTGTAGGCACAACAATCAACAAGGTGTACAAGATCAATGGAGACTATACTAAACAAACTGAATCTTGGCTTTCGGAGGTTTATAGTGCTGTCAATTCTAAGGATTACAATAAGTGCCTTGAAGTGGTCGGTTCTTTTAACCGTATTGAATTCGTTCCTATTAATCTGGATTCTTCTAAGCAAGTAAACGAATGGTTGTTAGCTAATGGATGGAAACCGAAGGTCTGGAATTACCAGAAAGATAAGAGTGGCAAAGAACTTAAGGATTACTACGGTAACAAAATTAAAACATCGCCTAAGATCACGGAAGATAGCTTTCAAGATCTGGAAGAACTGGGTGCAGCGGGCGCACTCATCGCGTACCGTCGTAAATGTACCCACAAAAGAAATCAAATCCAAGGGTTTCTTAGACACAAAAGAAAAGACGGAACTATTCCGAGCGTTGTTAATACTATTGGCGCGGCTACGGGTAGGATGACACACAGTATAGTGGCTAATGTACCTGCACCTAAGCAGAAAGCTTTCTGGAAGTGGATGCGTAAGGTATTCTCAGCCCCTAAGGGGTACTTAGTAGTTGGGGCTGATGCAGATCAGTGTCAGGTACGTGCGTTAGCACACTATATGAACAGCGAAGAGTTCATAAGCTACCTGTTAGACCCTAACATAGACCTACACAGTGTTAATGCTGAGAGGGCAGGGGTTACTAGGTCTCATGCTAAGAGCGTCTTCTACGGTTATCTGTTTGGCGCTGGTGCTAACAAGACAGCAAGTCAGATAGGTTGCACAGTACAAAAAGCTGAGGTTATACGTAAGAAGTTTGAGGTAGCTGTGCCTGAGATCCCTAAGCTAATAGCTGCACTTAAGAAGTTCTGGAATAAGAACGGTTACATACTTGGTATAGATGGGCGTAAGATATATGTACCTTACGAACACATGCTGCTGGTGTACCTGTTACAGAACTTTGAAGCGGTTCTTATGAAGTGGGCTATGGTTCTAGCTGATGAAGCTATTAAAGAACGTGGTCTAGATGCAAGGTTCGCTACCTTCCAACATGATGAGTTTCAGATGATAGTAAGAGAAGATCAGGCTAAAGAAGTAGCGGAGATACTAGAAGATTCGATAAATAAAGCGGGAACTATACTAGGATCTCGTTGTATAATAAAGGGTAAGGCCGATATAGGCAATACTTGGTACGACACACACTAACAAACGCATTATGGAGACAACACCATGCGAACAATGTCAGAAGAAGAAGTTAAAATGTCTAAAGAGTTAGACACAGCACTGGAAAACGGCAGCTATACACTTAAGAGCAACACAAGCATCCTTGTTAAATCTCGTCCTTGGACAGAGGCTTTAACTGTTGCAGTAAACCCCCTAACTGATGGCCGGGCATCAAGTATTCGACTGACTGTTGATTCTTTAGAGGAGTTAACTGACTTAGCTAAGTACAGACAAGCTAAGCGTAAGGAGGCTTCCTCAGCTTCTGATGTTATTGAGGCGCTGTATAGCATCACAGCTGATCGTCCTAAAGAGAACAGCATTATGCGAGGTTTATTCGATGGCTTTTAATCCACAAGTACAAGACAAACCCCAGTATGATTTACCTGAAGAAGGTACATACCCAGCACGACTAGCTCGTGTCATTGAGATAGGTGATCAGACTACACCTTACGGCGTTAAGACTCAGGTGGTACTGGGTTACGTAGTCCCCTCTCTTAAGGTTAAGGTTGGTGAAGAAGAGAAGCAACAGATGTTCTGGACTTTCCCTATCAACCAGACATCTAACCCTGAAGGTAACTTGATGAAGCATGTCAAAGCCTTGAAGGCTGACGCTACTCACCTTAACCAGTGCTTAACCAAAGCTTGCTTACTAACCTTAGCTAACACTGAGGGTATGAATGGTAAGATGTACACCAACATCGACGGTATTGCTAAGCCTATGGCTGGCTTAGATATCCCAATGCCTGACTGCGATGTGTATATGTATGAGTTTGAGAATGGCGAAGATGAAGTCTTCGAGAATCTTGGAGAGTACAGACAGAAGCAGATCCGTGGTGCGTTGAACTTCGGTGTTAAAGATACAGCTTCTATGGAAGCTTAAAAGGTTCGGGGTGTGGTGCAAGTATTTAAGTTGGCGTAAGCACAGCCTTATATAATAGGTGGTATCGTTCCTCATCCGATACGTGCAGGTTCGACTCCTGCCACCCCGACATTAAGATAGGTAGTGGATAACCGCAATCAGCTCACCGTTGAAAGAATACGGACAAGTAGGCTCGACGGACACCACACCTAGCCCTTAGTTCACTAAGACTCAATCAAACGATGGACTTAGACACTGAGGAACGTAGTCACCGACGGTTATGAGACACTAACCCCCAGCTAGTGTGAAGGGTGACAAGCTGGGACTTATTTATTACAGGAGAACAATATGAACACAGCATGGTGGTGGGTTACGATAGGATGTTACACAGTGTTACTTACTTCAGCTGTGTCATTCCTCTGGCTATACCTAAAGAAAAGGTTTAAGTTATGAACTTAGAATTTAAAGCATGGCCTAAGATACCAAGAGGTAGCCCGTTTACTGGGGTAATCACAGAGAAGATGAACGGCACTAACGCTTGCGTGATCATTGAGGATGACGTTGTCGTAGGTGCCCAGTCTCGTAACAAGCTTATCTATCCCGAAGGGACTGAAGGTAAAGAGAAAGGTTGTGACAACGCAGGCTTTGCTCAGTGGGTTGATGCTAACAAGGAAGAGTTAGCTAAGCTTGGGGACGGCTATCACTACGGCGAGTGGTGTGGCCCATCTATACAGAGCAACCCCCACAGATTGCCTGAGAAAATGTTCTTCCTATTCAATAGCTTTCGATGGGGTAAGAACCCAGATAGACCTGCTTGTTGTAGTGTAGTTAGAGAGTTGTTCAGTGGATACATAGACGAGCAGGTGATCCAAGAAGTTATGGGGTATCTGCACTTTGATGCAAGCTGCAAAGAGTACACACCTGAAGGTATTGTCATATACTGGAAAACCTTCAGATCATACACCAAGCATACGTTTGAGAATGCTGAGGGTAAGTGGAAGGAGTTACCGTCATGATAGCTCTTTTGGACGCGGACATAATTTGCTATGAGTTCGGTAACATGCGTGACCTTGAGACAACAGAGCTACTGGCATGGCCTATAGTTCGTAAGTTTGTTGATGATCGTATAGCACAGATCTGTACAGATACAGACGCTGATGAAATGGAGCTATACCTTACTGGTGCCGGTAACTTCCGTAAGACTGTAGCTACTATACTACCTTACAAGGGGCACAGACCTGAGGATAAGCCGCCTCATTGGTTGAACATACGCGAACACCTCATAGAGAACTACGATGCTGAGGTTGTACATGGTATGGAAGCTGATGACGCGGTTGGTATCAGACAGAGCGAAGCCATCCAAGGTGACAGAGAGAAGTCTCACATACAGGTTGAGACAATCATCTGTTCACGCGACAAAGACTTACACATGATACCCGGATGGCACTACCAGTGGGAGTGCGGTAAGCAAGCAATGAGGAAATGGTTTGTCGATGATCTCGAAGCTATACAATTTTTCTATAAGCAGCTTCTTACTGGTGATGCTACCGATAATATTCTTGGCCTCTTTGGTGTGGGATCTAAAGCATCTTGTGTCAAGGCTATAGATAACATCACAGATGAGTACGAGATGTTCACCGTAGTAGCTGATGCGTATGAGTCTAGGTTCGGCAGCTGGTACTACGATGCAATGCTTGAGAATGCCCAGCTGCTGTGGATAATGAGGAATGGAGCCTACACTAAGGAAGATTTTCACCAAGAAGAAATAGCTGATAGGTTGAGAGAGTTCATCAAGAGGAGAAACCATGAAGCGACGTTCGGCAAAGAGCCTTGTGATGAAGCCTATATTCAAGATGAAGGTAGAGAAAAGCAAGGTGAAGTATGATCGCAAGAGTACTAAGGATGCTTATGAAAGCGAAGAAGAAGATACCAAGGTACAACAAGACGTACCCAAAGAGATATGACTCAGGGTTTGAGCATGAAGTCTCTGTATCTTTAGGTGAGGGTTGGGAACATCACCCACCTAAGATGGCCTACGTATCTAAGCATACGTATCAACCGGACTTCCGTAAAGAAACAGACGGTAAGGTCACACTGGTTGAAGCTAAGGGAAGGTTCAGATCAAGGAGTGAGGCATCGAAGTATCTCTCTATAAGAGAAGCCTTGCAAGATAACGAAGAGTTGGTGTTCATATTCTATGACGCAAGTAAACCTTTAGTAGGTTCACAGCGTAGGAAGGACGGTACCAAGCAAAACCACGGAGAGTGGGCAACAAGCAACGGGTTCCGTTGGTTCTGTAGAACAAAGGGCGGGTACAAAGATGAATGAGATACAGTATACGCAGTTCCAGATAAGACCTTTCTCCGATGAGGACAACTTCAACGGTAACTGTATGTTCAAGGGCGAGTGTTTCAATGTGTACGACATTGTTCACATCTCTCCTGTGATGTCCTATGAAGGCATCAACCACTACAAGTTCACAGTTAAGCTGGTATGTAGAGGTTATGAGATGTCCATTGCATTCGACAGTCCTACCAAGGCTGAAGCATTGCGCTGGCAAAGGGAGTTAGCCAGAGCTTATACCAGAACAGGGGAGTTCACACGTAAAGATAAGGTGGCTAACGATGAGTTTAGTTCCTAGAATCAATGACAACCCAGAGTGTAACAGGGCTATATACCAGCCAGTAGAATGGGAGTGTATCAAAGAAGCTATAGATAATATCAGGACTCTCGACGTAGAGGACGCTGCATATCAGTTAGCTAGAAGTACACTAATGGGGTATAACCTGTGGGATTATAACACTGATAAGCAAGACGAGAAACAAATCAACTTACTTTATATGAGGTACACATAGTGCTTGACTATGATAAATTTGTAAAAGACTACATCGAAGCTCTTAAGAACATGGACGGTACTAAAGTCCTTGAGCTTGTTAACACACTAGAGTCTGACGATCAGCGAGCTGAAGCATTGAGCCGTGTACTCACAGCTTTAGATGAAGACAAAGAATTAAAAGAGAACAACCCTAAGATTGTAGAGATCTTAGATTTCATCCGCGAGAATGCTAACACAGGTATTGAAGCTAAGGCTGATGTAGAAGTACATTCACCTTCTATCACTACTACTGAGGTTAAGGCGGATGAGACACCAGCAGAAGCAAAGGTTGAAGATATCAAAGAAGATAAGAAAGAGCCGGAAGCTACTGCGTAAATCGTAGATAATAAAAAAGGGAGTAGACTCAACATCTATTCCCTTTTTTTTTGGAGTAAAATTTATGTACAAATGTATTAATGAAGGTTGTGATTTTGAATCTGAAATAAAAGTAACTGATAACAGACAGTGGTTGTTTATCAAAGGTGAATGCCGAAGCTGCTACTACAACAACTGGGTAAAGAACGAACCTGACCTACCATTTAACACCACATCCTCAGAGAATCATCACTATAACGACGTTGGGTATGATCCAGCAAGAGTACAAGATATTCTACAAAGACCTTGGCACTAGAAAGGTATCCCCTTAACAATAGCAATTAACTTCTCAGCATCAAGACCTGCTAACTGAACCAATATGAAGTAGGTTAGTAGGGTTACTCTCTTGTTCAGAGCCTCAAACTTATCAGACTCAGTGTCTAGCTTAGTCTGGACATAGGTTCTTAAGTCTTTAAAACTATCAGATAAGAACTTCAATTCGTACTGGGTAGCTAACTCCAGTTCTCTTAGCTTAAACTGATCTTCCATTCTTCTATTACTCTTTACTGCTTCTGTGTTATCGCTTGCTTCTGTCACAACACACCTCCGTTCTCTGCTACTTTAGCGTCCTCTCTCGCTATCGCATCATCTAGTTCTTGGTAAGGGCGTAGTTTGTTCTGTAGCGCTGCGTGTATCTCTGCATCTTTATCCATAGGCAAGGGTTTGACTGAGAGTTCATCGCTTAGAGCTAAGTACTCAGCCTCATCTTCTTCTGTCCATGTAGGTTCTTCCTCAGCCTTAGGAGTTTGTAATCCATAGCTCTGTAACTCAGCAGACAAGGCTCTCCACTCAGCTTCTTCTTCAGCTGTAAGACCCCCTGTAAGCTCCTGTGAGCCGTTCTGAGAGGTGTTTGTTATAGGCTGTAGGTCAGCATCAACTTGCTCTCCTCTAGCCTCTAGCTGTGCTCGTATGCTCTCCTTGAGTTCTGATTCTATGTCAGCCTCTTGGACAAAGGATAAGTCTGCGTACCTAGCGTACCTATCGTTGATAGATTTGGCCGTACCTTTAGTTTTATCCCCCCAATTCATGAGGTTCTTTCTGAGATCTTCAAACTTACCAGACTTAATCTGCTTGTAAGCATCCTGCTTGTAGAACCTGTCCCCATACTGAGTAGCAGCTGCATAGGCTACCTTCTTAGCTCCATCAGGAAGATTGTACCACCTATCTGGCCCTATCTTTTTGATAAGATCTTTCAGCTTAGGTTCTTGGACGTAGTTAGTGAGCGCACTGAGTTGGTCTTCATCTTGTATCTCAGGGATGTCTCCTGAAGCCTTGAGTTCTTGAAACTTATCCCAAGCTTTAACACCCTTAAGACCTACCAACGGTCGTAGGACTTTATAAAGACGGGGGGTTATGGGGGCATTAAGTAAAAACTCTTCATCCACCTGACCCAAGTCAAAGCCCTTAGCTATAGTAATACCGGACTTGCTATCCTTGGCATCTTCTCTACTATTAACAGGTAGATAAGCTTTCTTCCTAGTCCCCTCATTTTCAGGAGCACCTAACCAAGCGTTGAGGTAGGTAAGTTCTTCTTCAAAAGTTCTTGGCATAACAATCTACCTGTAAATATTACGTGCATCAAATGAAGCTTTATCTTTAGCTGCTTGTTCAGCTTCCGCCTTACGTCTTTCAACAGCCGCCGCTCTCTTCGCTTCAAGCTCGGCCAACCTCTCCTGTTTTGCTTTAAGATCTATGCCGTTGATCTGACCTAGTATCTGTACAGCCTTAGCCTTAACATCATCTATCTTAAGCTCGGCAGCCCAACCGTTGTCGGCAGCTTGTAACATCCTGTTAATCTTCATAAGCTCTGGATATTCGCCTTCTATCCCAACCTCTTGGAGGCCAGCTGGTGTCATCATGCGTCTTGTTACATTAAGACTCTTGCCATCTTGAGATAGACTTACCTTAACATCCCTACCAGTAAGGGAAGTTCTAGCTTCAGTTAGTTTAGCAGCTACTGCTTGAGGTTGAGTAGCTTGTATGTTAGCCCACTCATCCTTCATAAGCTGCTTCTCTTTCTTAGTAGCAACTATAACAGGTCTTGAAGCTATAGACTTAGTGACAGAAGCTTTAACTCCTGACGCCATCAAAGATTCGAGCACCTTCTCACGTTGATCAGGTTCAAGAGTTGGCACTACATTCTTGATAGTCCAGTCTGCTATGCCTTTATCTTCAGCAGTACCTTGACCTCTTGCCAACCTATCAATAGAACCAAACACAGCCTCTTTAAATTTCTCAGGTGTCTGTCTAGCCATATCAATGAAAGGTTTAAGCCCCGGCTCTGCCTTTATAAGAGCTTCGTACTTAGTGGGATTAGCCCCTGCGATCAGGGCGTCATATACTTTCTCTGCTACACGAGGGAACTGATCGTTCAAGAACTTAAGCTGAGGTAAGGTGTTGTGTGCGTACACAGTAGATAAAGCTGATAACATATCTACTTTAGTATCAAGCAAAGCCTTAGGGCCAAGCTCTTTAACTTGTGTAGCTAATGTGTTAAACTGAGCGTCATGTTCAGCTCTGAACTTAGACATCTGCGTTACACTAGGCACACCGTTTGGGTTGGATCTTAGTGTCTGTTCCATTGCGGCCCAGCTAGAGTTACGCATCTCAGCTAAGGAAGCTTCAATAGCTTTAGGATCTTCAATGTCAACCCCTGTTTCCTCAGCAGCTTTGAGCATACTGAACACACTGCGAGTAGCGTCGTTCCTAGTAAGTTGCATATACTTACCAAAGACTTGCTCAGACTTCATATCACCTATCTGAACTTCCTGTTGTAGAGCTTTAGACTCATCCTCTAAGCGTAGGATATTTCTAGCTTCATCCATAGCCTGCTGAGGGTCAGATATGTAAGCTGATGTCCTTGCGTAAGCTTTTTGCAAGGGTGTTTCCTTAGCAGCTCTAGCTCTTTCAGCAGCCATCAGCTCATCTCTTGTGTCGAAGCTGGCAAAGAACTGCCGTACCCCTTCAGACTTAGGGTCAAAGCCTAACAGGTTAGAAGCAGACTGTCTTATCTGTCGTGACAGCCAAGGCTGCTCCTCAATAGCCTTGACTACAGAGTTAGATACAAGCAATCTTGCGTGCTCTCTGGGGATACGGCCTTGGTCAACAGCTCTTTGTAGTCTGCCAGCATTGCTGCGTACGCCCTGAACAGCAGGATCATTGTTAGCTATATCATCTAACCCAGCTTGCCCTGCAATAGCAGCATCTGCCTCTTCCATAGCGTTAGATACTATCTGCTGAGACTTAGCCTCAACGTGACGAGAGACCCCCTCGTTGACTAGGTTAGTTCCTACTTGAGTCAGGGTATTAACCACATTCCCGAAGCCAGTCTCTCCAGTTTGTACAGTTCGCTGATCACCAATACCTATAGGTCTCTGCTGATTGTCTGCACTTGTTTGAAATGTTGCCATATTATTCTTCATCTCCTGAAGTGATTGTCATCATGGATGTGCCTGTCAACCAGTCACTTATTCCTGTAAGTTCGTCTACAGCTTTACCTGCAAGTCTTGTTCTGTATCTACTGATAGCCATCTCTTCTTTACTGTCTGCTAAGATCCTGTTCCATACATTTTTACGCACCCTCTCTTGTCTTTCATAGTCAAGGGAAGCGTAAGCTGCATCGTAGAATTCTCTTGTCTCTTTGATGTAGTTCTCATCAAGAAGACCTAGTGAGTCTCTTGTTGCGACTTCGTTCATACGTTCTAGGATCATGTCGGAAGTCTTCTGATCTACGGATTTGACAGCATCCTCCATCTCTTTCAGTCTCCAAGCCTTCCTCTCATCTGTAAGTTGGAAACCTATAGCCTTAGCTAACGATTCAATAGCTGAGAAGTCACGTCTTAGGGAAACATCTTCACTGTTGCTGTGCAATTCTCTCATAGTCTGCATGAATAAAGCTTTCTCCACGTTTCTCCACGTAGATACAGACTCAAGGAACGGCATAGTAGGCAGCTTGATCCAGTCAATAGCGTCAGCATTGGCTGAACTTAACCAGATAGGTTCAAGTTGCTTAGTTAAGCTGTCAAAGAAAGCATTCTTAGTAGAACCGAACGCCCCGAGCATAAGCTTACCGATGTCATTGTCTGAGAAGATCCAATTATCCATCTGCTCAGTGACACCACGCAGTAATGACCCACGCTTAGACACCTCAGCGTCAACACCAAAGACACCTAGCGCTGTGAAGCCCCAGAACCCGTCGTTCAAAGTCTTAACAAGAACAGGGTTATTATCAAGGTCATCTTGTGTAAACCCTAACGCTTCCATTCCATACATAACACCCATAGATGCAAGAGGTATGCCTGCTGTGCCGTACAGTGCTATCTGTCCTGCCATAATTCTGCCTATTTCGTTAGGTGTGAAGTTACGGTTGGCACCTGTAGCTGACTCAAGAGTCTTGGCTGTAACTTGGAAGAACTGTGTAGGTACAGACAGCAAACCTTTCTGGAACGGGGCTCTGTTAGCCTTAGTCATGTTCAATAGCAAGTTATTTGTTCTTGTCATGATAGACTTAAGAGCGTCATCAGAGATCTCAGTCACCTTGTTAGCCTCTCTGTACTCTGATAAGGCTGTTGTGAATGCCATACGTCTGCTTAACAATTCACCACCACGATAGAACACAAGACCTCTATCTGCGGCACTCTTAAGAGCATCCATTGCAATGCCGTGGCCCTTCATAGCTGCTGCGTGGTCAGCTGTCTGTAGTACAGAGTCCTCATACCCAGTCTTCTTCCAAAGATCGTGGATATACTTAAGTTCATCAACTGAGATACCAGCAGCTTTAGCCGCCCACTTAGTTCGAGCTGTGTTATCAAAGCCTTTAGCACCTAACAGTGTCAATCCAGATGTCTGTCTTGTAACTTCAGTCAGTCTTGTGCCAGCTGCTATAGAGGAAGCTACTGACATACCTTGAGCCTGTACCCACAACTGGGCAGGGTTAAACCATCCTAGTAAGCTGTGGAAAGCTGTAGCTCTGGCAGCTGATATAGGATCTTTATCCATCAACCAGCCTGTCAGTTTACTTGTAGTCTTAAGATCTTTACCCAATGCCCACTCATGTAGGCGCTGGGTAGTAGCTTTGTAGATCTGTTCTTCCCTAGATGGGAAGCCTTGCCAATCCCTGATCTGATTAGCCATCTTATTAAGGAATGCACCTTTACGTGTAGACTCTATACTCTCAGGAAGAGAACCAAACCCATCAACTTCAACACCTAAAGCTCTAGCTGTATTTATCCAGCGTTGCTCTAAGCCTAATCTCCACTGATTGATAGGAACCATACGAGATACGTTTGAGATGTTACGAGACAGGGCTTCAAAGGCGTTAAGTCTTGTTCCTTCATCCCCATTCAATCCGAACAGGATACCATCCTCGCTTCTAGCCCCAGTGTACAGACCACCGCCGCCATGTGAGAAAGACCCTGTAGCTGTAGCTACGATTTCCTTCTCTCTATCTTCCTCAGCCTTGAACTTCTTAGACAACTGTTCATCTGTCAGCTTGGGATTAAGAGCTTTCTCTTTAGCTCTAAGGGACTCAGCGTACTTCTTGGCATCTGCTTGGTTATCAAAGTACCTGTGAGTTCTTAAGAATGCGTTAGCTGTAGGTTCACCGTTGATTAGATCAGAGCCGTACTCCTTAACAAACCAATGTCCACCTTCTGATACACGAGGTATGTAACCTTTCTTCCTTGGTAGAACTTGTGTAGGAAGATCAGTAACACCTTCAGCTTCAATCAATATATGGGTATACTTACCAGCTTCTCCAGCATTGAACGCATCTTCAGTCCTAACTAACACCTTTCCTCGTTCGTACAACTGCTCAAGCTTCTCTTCGGACAGCTCACTAAGCTGCTTACCTGTGGTAGTATCAAAGATATTAGATACCTTCCCCTCTATCATAGCCTGCTTAGCAGCTGCTGGTGTGTCAAAACCTTTGCCAAAGGTCGTCTGATCTCCAGCTTCTATTCCTTTATAACCTAAGGCTACCATCTCTTCACGCTTACTGTTATTTCTCAGTGCCCATAGATGGTTGTATATACGGTTGATGGAGTAGTAAGTGTGAACTTGATCTTCATCTAAGTTGTATACACCTCGCAGAGTATCAACATCAAACACAGCACCTCTAGCTCCTGTTGTTTCATCAAGGAACTTGTCCCCTTCTAACAGAACGCTATTAACCTCAGCCAATCTCTTCTTATTCTTAGGTCGAAGTAAGTTACCAAGTGGAGCTACAGCTTTAAGCTGTAATAGAGACAGCTCTTTGTACACCTTAGCTGTCTGCATGTCCATAATCTGTGCAGCATCTACATCCACACGAGTTAAGCCTCTAGCAAACACAGTCGGGCTGGTAACAAGCTCCCCAAGAGTAGGCAGTTGATCTTGTTTCCACTGACCTACATCATCCAGAGTTAGATCTAGCTGAAAGAACTCAGTACCTACGGCTCCATCTTCATCCCTTACTTGATACTTGAATGTAGTAGTGTTCTCAGTCCTACTAGCTACAGAGATACTCTCATGCTTAGCCTTAGACAGCTTGTTGAGTATTAAGTCTTCTTTCTCAGCACGTTCTACATTGTTAAGAATACCAAAGCGTAGGTATCCCTCACCAGATAGCACTCTCGCACCTGTCTCATCTATCTCACCAAGAGTTTTCTTAATGGCTTCAATGGATGGAGCAGAGAGTTGATCGGTGTGACCTATATCTTCAATAGATATGTCGAAAGGCAGGGCGTTACCAGCCGCTGTCTCTCTTGAAATGTTCATAACCTCAGCAGCTTCTTCATCTACCATAGCACTTACGTTAGCTTCTGCCGCCATCTTCTCATTCTCTACCTTCTTAAGAACTTTAGGCACATTGAATGAGGCAATCTTGTTAGCAATCTTAACTGTAACAGCTGTACCTAGTGATGCTATATCAACTACGTCGAATAACTTCCACCAGTTAGAGAAGTCTCCAAGCTCACGCTCTGTATCAGGGTCAATGAATTTAGTTACAGCATCAATCCCTCTTAACGGGCCTAACTCTTCAATGAACTCATCTCTGATTACAGGGAATATAGCTTGCTGTTGCTCATAAGGAAGCTGCTTGAAGTTGTAGATCATGTTAGTCATCTTGTCGATGTTATTAACAGCTCCGCCAAACAGTTGCATCTCGTTAATTGTGTCTCTAAATGGCAGGAACATAGCCCCAACATCCATAACGTAGTCAGCTGTTGTCAACTTGTCTGTCGATTGCTTGAGTAACTCGTACAATTTAACACTATTAGCCGCAGCTTCTCTAACTTCCTCTGTAACTTCAGGCTCTGCTACTGCATCAACAAACTGTTTAGTAGGATCTAAAGCTTTCTCGTTATTCTTCTGCTGTATGTTGATTATCGCAGGAGCTAACTCAGGGAACACCTCAGGTTGATTAAGAAGCTGATCGTCAAACTCTTCAACTAAAGCTTGATTGTCAGCTTGAGCCATACCTTGCGAAGCTTTCATCAGTTGAGCCTTAGGGTCTCCTGACAACTTAGCATTCTGGTAGCTCTGAACAACAGGGGCTCCTGTACTATAGCTCTCAATGAAAGCTGCTTGCAAAGCTCTGAAATTCTGAACACCCTCATCCACAGGATCTAGTGGAGCAGAATCTTCATACGCCACATCCTCCAGTACAGCCTGCTCTGGGGTATCTTCGTATTCTAAATCTAATGGAGACATAAGATTACCTTGTATTATCTTAGAGGGTAGTAACTGTTAGGTGTATAGCGATAAGCGGAGTTAGGAACTACGTTGGTATTGCTTATCATATTGGGAGCTTGCCCTGAGGGCGTAGGAGCTGCTGACGGAGAAGCAAAAGATGCAGACATGCTTGCAGCTTGTCCAAACATACCACTCAAAGCTTGGAAGTTCTGAGCTCTACGCTGTCCTTTAGCCATTGTATCTGCTGCACTCTGCCGCAAGTTAAAGGACTGTTGCCCACTTACGAAAGATCTATTAGCTGATTGCATACCGCTGGCTAAACCTGAGCTGATAGATGACTGAGCCCCTTCTACTTGAGAGGAACCTGTAACACCTTGCCCTACAGCCACTGCTTCGTTCTGAGCTTGCGCTATACGTGTTGCCGCTATAGCCCTACGTCTTTCTCTAGCACGCTCTACAGAGGTCTTAGCGGCCTCTATAGCGTTAGCCTTCTCTTGGTCTCTACGGGACTGGCGCTCTGCTGATTTAGCTTCTTCCATGCTGTGAACTTGCATCCCAATCGCAGCAGTAGCCAGGATTGCAGTTGTTATTGCTGCCATTATAGGTTATCTCCTAAACTTTTTATGTATGTTACTTGCTCTTTTCTGTAATCCAAACTGCCTAATACACCTTCAGCTGTTTTATCTGATCTAAAACTGGCGTGTAACCAAGAGGCTCCGAAGGTTTTAACAAGAGTCTCAAGTTCACTAAGTAAACCTTTGGCTATACCTTGACCTCTATGGGATTCCTTTACAAATAGAGCATCCATAGCTGCTATAGTTCTGTCTTTGTTATGAGGAGTCGGTGTAATTATAGCATTTATATAACCTACCAACTCATCTCCATCATACGCAGCTACATTAGCTAACACATCGTTCTCGTATAGAGTGTCGTACAGAGCCCAGTCTACATCAAGAGGCGCGACTGCTTTTCTATGGTCATCTTCATAGTGAGCCTCAGTCAACGAAGCTAAAGCTTCTCTATAGTCAGAGGGGTTTGCTTCTACGTATCTAATCATATAATACCTCTGCTTGTGAATACTACACCTATACCTAACAGCTTAAGATCTTTACCTTCTTCAGATTCAATACGTAAACCTAAGGATGTACCTCGACCTCTTACTCTGTGTCTTGTAGATATAACATCTCTGTTGTAATTGAAAGAATCTTGATTAGCTAATGGTGTATAGTTCTTTGTGAGCCTGTAAGCTTGAGTACTTGTGACATTCCCAGATGTACCCCAATCCCAAAAGTATTTAAGTAAGCAACTAGAAGGGTTTTTATACACGAGTTCATCGGTATCAAGGACATCTGGGTTATCGTCAAACCCTGTTTCTGTCTTTAAGAAGTGTGTTACTAACACAGGGGCTCTCTTAGCTTCTGCTATAACATCACCTAACGAGTCAAAACCTGTCTCAAGAAAGCTTGTGTAGTTATTTCCCCAATCTTTAAACTCAATGAAGTCTGAAAAATCTGAGAACCTGTAGAACCACTCTCCTTCTTCTCTTACCAAAGTCAACAGCTTTATCGAAGACCTGTCTGGAACGACTATCTCTGTACTTACAGTAACTGCTGTACCATCTGCTGTAACAGTAGCCCCGTTAGCAGTAACAAAATCTATAACAGACACTGTAGATAAGATGTCTGCGTTTATAGCCGACACTGGCAATATGTCTGGAGTTATAGAGATATCGTATACACCAAAGGCTGCTAGGTTCATATCAAAATACAAGATCTTGTTATAGACTTTACCTACTAAGTCCTCATACTGAGCTTCTTCTACATCTCTAAAGAACCACAGTATCCTGTTAACACCTTCATCATATATACTAAAGGCTGTTGTCTTAGCCAGCCTTGAAGTGTTAAGGTACAAGCTTTTTATCTTACTCGATGTGATATCAGTTGCTCTCATTAGACCTGTTTGATCTGTTGTTATAGCGCTGATACCTGACACACTCCAGTAAAAGATAGAGTCCTTAGCAAATGCTATTGAGTTCTTACTTGTTGCGCCTTGGTCAGTAACCTTACGTATAGAGTAAGAAGTAGCTGTAAAACTCGAAGCCTCACCATCGCCAGAGATAACCCACACACCGTTGTCAGCAACTACTGCTAAGCTTGGGCCGACTGGATATATACGGTAGATCTTACCAACTTCCTCTATGTTAAACATCCCACCATCTGTAGCTACAAGCTGATTTACGTCTTCCGCTGTAGGGTCTGCGTCTTGATAACATCTGCCTGCTCTACTTATATCGTCATCAATCACCTGAGAGAAGTAGATGTTGTTGGAGTACTCTCCGTCACTTACACCTGCGTACCACACACGTCCTGCATAGAAAGCGATAGTCTCAGGACGAACATCAGATTTCTTCAGCTCATCATAAGTCATTACTTCTTGAAAGCTTGCGTAGTCATCTAGATGAACTGTTGAAGAAGTTGTAAAGAATCCAAAGATTGCTTTACCTATCTCTCCAAAGTTGGCACCAAAAGTTCCTAAAGCTTTTCGTTCTAAATAGAAAGCTTCTTTGATAAGCCTTCCTCTTGCAGCTGGTGTTGAGCCTGTGTAGAAGTCGTTCATTAAAGCAGCTTGGAACGCTGTCTGCTTAGTGGCTGTATCCCCTCCACCATTCTGGTAAGCGTGGAATGTTTCGTTAACAGTTGGGTATCTCCACTGAGTGATGAATGTCTCTCTTAATGCAGAGCCTTGCCCTGAAGCTGTAGAAAAGCTGCTGCCATTCATAACCTCAGTCTTAGCTTCGGACAATCTCCCTTCCTCAGGAAGAATTGTTAAACTCTCTACAGGCACATTCTGAGAGGGGGAATTAGGCCCATCTTCATAGGGCCAACCTTGATTAGCTAAGTTATAAGCATGCTGCCCTGTTACAAGTATCTGTTTCTTACGCCCTGCAACATTGAATGTTATAGGTTGTCTGGCCCCAGTGCTGAGAACTTCTACTTCACCAGTTATGTCAGGTTCCCCGTCCCCCACTACTTCAAAGTCACGGATCTGTATGTTTATTAACTTAGCCCTTACAGAGCCAACCTCAGACACAGTAGGGTTTGTACTAGGAGAGAACGTCATAGCATGAGGGTCTATATAAGCCCCTGCTATATACAGCTTACCACCGCCAGATGTAGCTTGTATGGCAGCTTTCTTCCTCAATTCAGGTGTTGTAGTCGAAGCTGAGGGCTTAAGAGTAGGCTGCAATGTGTAATCAGCAGCTGCTTGCCTATTAGTTATTTGGTTATCTTCTAAGAAATAGAATGACAACTTATCCCCAATCTGCACAACTGCTATGTTAAGAGAGGGGTCTCCATTAACAGCCTTCCAACGGAAAGCATTAGTTGCTACATCAGCAACAGGAAGCCCCAAGTCTGTAGGAAATGCTACAGGATCTCCGTTATCAAACCTTAGTCCGGGTCTACGTTGAACACTACCGTTCTCATTGATATCAAAGTTGCTCATAGCTGACATAGCGTTGTCAGGGTAAGATAGTTTGTTAGCTTCTGTTACAAGGCCGCCAGTAAAATCAGCATATACTTTGCTTGCTACTTGGGTTGCCATATTGACTAACTCCTCCCGTTACCGTGTCTTCCAAATTTATTAGATAGACTCTCTTGCTGTGTCCTGAAAGATTCTCTACGCAATCTGCTAATACCTCGATTACGTCTACGTTCTTCTTCAATAGCTTGCTGCCCATTCAGGTGAACACTCATTGTTGCAGCTAGTTCAGCCAAGAATAATGGGAATGTTAAAGCGTCTAATGGAATAACAAACTCATCCTCTATACTGAAGTTAGGCAGTGTACTCGCCAGAGCTACAGTCTTATTTCCTTGCACTGTTGTTTCTTGTGTTACATCCCAAGAGTCTAAGATAACATACTCGTTATCAAAAGATGTGTAGTACTCTGGGGCTTTATCATTAATAATGTATAGAGGTGTGTTATTGTATTGAACAGTGATTACATTTGTATCAGAGCTGTCTCTGTTGTATACACGCTTCAAGAACTCGTCTGGAGATACTTTTTCCAAGTGCTCTATGCTATCACGTGTATCAGTTAACTTAGTTATATCGTAAGCCAACCATTTCATTTCTATTAAATTGTCTGGTAGTCGTAAAGCTGTTGGATTAGATACGTCAGATACAGAATCAATCTCTATCAAGTCATACCTTTCAGGCCAATCGTTACGACTGATCAAATCGTAGTAAGTGTTTTCAGCTTCTCTTGCGATAAGAATAGCATCTTGTGAATCATTGATAGAGTTCACTGAATCAAGATCTAGCTTTTCCAACACACGCTGAACTGCATACCCTAGAGTTCTGTTCATATCATATCCTAGTTATTCTTTAGTACTCTGATGTACCAACCTGTAACGGTTACGGTAGCCCCTGTTGTATCAGCTCTTGCAAGGAGTCTTGCTGGGTTATTGAGCGTCGCAGTGCTGCCTATGTACATACTTAAGTAACCGCCTAGTTGGTAAGTGCCTGCTGTCTTGTAGTTAACTGGAGACTTCACAGTAAGCTGGTAAGGGGAAGCTCCGACTTGAGCCTCAAGAT